GGATAAGTCTACAATGGGATTGATCCAAAACTCTTCGGGTTCTAAACGATCAACGAAGTCCTCAGCTTCATCCAACGTATCGAACCTATCCAAGTGCTCTAAACCACCTTCTAAGCTTAGATAGTATGTGACTAGATAGCCTACGATTTTCATGCTGTCTCTTCCTCTTCTGATTCTTCTTCATCTTCGTCATCAGTATCAGATGCTAAATGATCAGCAATAGCCCACCAGTCAACATCGGACAAGAATGCTAAAGCATAATCACGTGCAAGACCTTCGTTTGATGTTGCCTCAATTAATTCCTCAGCATATTCCTGACAGGCAGATCTTAATTCTGACATGCAAGTGACAGATCTTCCAGTAAGATCACGTGCTGTCATGCCATCAAACATTTCTAGGTTGATTCTCCAAGTAGCGTAGTTAGTCCAGCCGTTGTAAGTTGATTTGCTCATGATAGATTCTCCGTAGTTGACTTAGCGGAATTGCTTTGTCGATGTGTCCATACTACCTAGGTGATTTCACGTTGTCAATGGCATTTCAGGTTTATCCGATGAACGGACAATAACCCAGGATGAATGGTAGTGTTGTTCGAATACAACAGTTTCACGTGGAACAGCTGCACTGACTGCACAGTTTACACAGTCTTATGTGTATCTGTAGGGTGCTACACAGCTACACTCTTCCACCTACACAGTTACCAGCACAGACTGCACAGCCTATGCAGTAACTTACGTTAACTTACGCTATCTTGCTGCTATCTTGCAGCATCTTCAATGTATTCTGTATACAGTATACGACATAGGGGAGGGGGTAGAGTTGTATAGTAAATTGTTGTGGTGCCTCTTAGCCACAAAAAAGAGCAAAATAGACAATGCTAATGATAATTCATTACTATTAAGAAATCTCTTAAGAATCAATAGGTTATCTATAAAGCCTCTGCGGAGCCTAAGACACCATGTTAATGGAGTCCCGCTAAAGCCTTGATTGGTGTGTAGTCTGCACTGAATCTGCACTGGTTAAAGCACAGTCTGCACTGACAATAACCCTACAGTAGTAGTCAAGAGTCTTTACAACAATATCATTTGTATGCTACAATAAGTCCTTCTATGTAGGCTATGAACAAAACATTGTATAAAAACAATTCAGTAATAGACTTATAACTTATCGTCATACACTACATTGTAGATACATAAAATTATATACACCCTACAGTCCTGCCTTCCGGCAGAGAAACTATATAGAGGTAGTGATGTCCGAAATTAAAACTGAAGTTGTATCTGATCTTTGTTCGCTACCTTCATCGGTCAGCCAGGATGTTGTGGCAGTCAATGAAGAAAAGAAAGTGCCTGCCAAAAAAAGGAAAAGAGGAAGACCAAAGAAGGAAGAGGTACAGAAGTACATCAAAAGAGCTAAAAGAGGTAGACCTCCTGGTGAAGCAGCAAGGATTAAAGAGTTAACAGCTTCGCTGTTGCTGACACACTCACAGGCTATTATCCGTAAGATTGTTCACAAAGCATTGAATGATGAGGATAAGGATCAGATGGCAGCACTGAAGTTGTGTGTTGATAGGATGTTGCCAGTATCTTATTTTGAAGAGAAAGGTGTTGGAGGAGGCTCTAGAGCCATTACCATCAACATCACTGGAGTAAATGATAATCCAGTAGAAATGATTGAGCATGAACCTGTTGACGTAGAAACCACGTTGATTGATTACGAAGAAGAAGACAATGAGTAATTTAAATGTGGCTCTTCTTCCTTGGCAACAAGATGTCTTTAAAGATCCAGCAAGGTTTAAGATCATCGCTGCTGGTAGACGTACAGGTAAATCTAGGTTAGCAGCTTGGACACTGATCATAGAGGCACTACAGACTGAGAAAGGTCATGTCTGGTATGTAGCGCCAACGCAAGGTCAAGCTAGAGATATTATGTGGTCTACGCTGTTAGAGCTAGGCCATACAGTCATTAAAGGTAGTCATGTTAACAATATGCAGATTACCTTAGTCAATGGTGCAATGATCTCACTAAAGGGTGCAGATAGACCAGAGACAATGCGTGGTGTCAGCTTAAAGTATTTAGTGATGGACGAATATGCTGATATGAAGCCACAGGTGTTCGAACAGATCTTAAGACCTGCTTTAGCGGATCAGAAGGGTAGAGCAATGTTCATTGGTACACCAATGGGTAGAAACCACTTCTATGAACTGTATAGGCTAGGTGATAGTGGTAAGGATAAGGATTACAAGGCATGGCACTTCACTAGCTTTGATAATCCATTGTTAGATCCAGCAGAGATTGAAGCTGCTAAAGGTTCAATGTCTAGCTTTGCTTTCAGACAAGAGTTTATGGCTTCGTTTGAAGCATCTCAGAGTGAGATATTTAAGGAAGAATGGATTAAAGTCAGCGACGAGGAACCTGATGAAGGTAACTACTTTATGGCGGTGGATCTATGTGGTTTCTCGGATTCTTCTCAGACGAACAAGTCGAAGAATTCGAAACTGGATGAGACAGCGATAGCCATTGTTAAGGTTAACACCAAAGGCTGGTGGGTTGCTGACATACTACACGGTAGGTGGGATGTCCGAGAGACAGCAGTACGTATATTAAAGGCTGCAAAGGATTACAGAGTTAGTTGTGTTGGTATAGAGAAAGGTGCGCTGAAGAATGCAGTGATGCCTTATATGCACGATCTGATGCGTAGGAATGGGTTCTATCCTAGGATTGAAGAACTAACGCATGGTAATAAGAAGAAAGCAGATAGGATTGTTTGGTCACTACAAGGTCGATTTGAGCATGGTAGGATTGTTTTAAATGAAGGTGACTGGAATTATCAGTTCTTAGACCAACTGATGCAGTTCCCAGACACTAAGACACATGATGATTTGATTGATGCACTTAGCTACATTGATCAAATACAAACTGCAAACTGGAATCAAAACCTTGATGAAGAAGAGTTTGAAGTATTGGACCAAGTAGCAGGCTATTAGGATAACCAAACATGAAATTTGAATCCGAAATCACTCCTCAGAATGCTCTAGTAGCATTTGTGATGGATCGATGCAACAACTGGAGGGACCACAGAGATGAGAATTACCTCCCAAGATGGGAAGAGTATGAACGTCTTTGGCGTGGAATCTGGGCTGATGAAGATAAAACCAGACAGTCTGAGCGTTCAAAGATCATCTCCCCTGCCCTACAGCAAGCAGTAGACAATAAACAAGCTGATCTTGAAGAAGCTGTGTTCGCTAAAGGACAGTTCTTCGACATCAGTGATGACGTTGCTGACCAGGATAAACAAGACATTGAGATCTTACGTACTCGTTTGTCTGAAGATTTTAAGAAAGACAAGATCAGAAAAGCTATTGGTAATGTCATGACCTTAGCTGAGATCTACGGTACTGGTATCGGTGAGTTGATTGTTAAGCAAAAGAGGGAGATGGCTCCAGCTACACAGCCTTCAGCACAGCCTGGACTGTCTATGATTGGTGTCCGAACCAACAATCGCATTGCTGTGCAGTTAAAACCCATTAATCCTAAGAACTTTATCATTGATCCTAACTCAACAAGCATTGAAGATGCTATGGGTTGTGCCATTGAAGAGTATGTAGGTAGACATGCAGTCATCAAAGGCATGGAAGATGGTGTATACAAAGCAGTTGCACTTGGTGATGCTGCTGTAGATACTGACTTAGAGCCTGATCAAGACCTAACATATTACCAGAATGACAAGATTCTTATGTTAAGGTACTATGGTTTAGTGCCTAGAAAGCTATTAGCAAACCCTGATGACATGGCTTATGAGGATGATGAGCTATATTCAGACATGGTTGAGGCTATGGTGGTCATTGCTAACGGAGAAGCCCTGCTAAAGGCTGAAGAAAACCCGTTTATGATGCAAGATAGGCCTGTAGTTGCTTACCAAGCTGACTCAATTCCTGGTCGTTTCTGGGGTCGAGGAACGGCTGAGAAGGCATACAACATGCAAAAGGCTGTTGATGCTCAGTTACGTAGTCATTTAGACTCTTTGGGGCTTACAACAGCTCCTATGATGGCTGTAGACGCTACAAGATTGCCTAG